CAAGTGGTTATATAACATCACACAATAACAATACACTGCAATACAAATAAACATATGTCATTTGACAAACTAAAACAAAATCGGGCAGCAAGCATCAATAAACTTGTTGAAGCTGCAGAAAAATTGAGTACACCAAAAGCTTCATACGGAGACGATCGTATTTGGAGCCCAGTAGTTGATAAAGCTGGAAACGGTTATGCCGTGATTCGCTTTTTGCCAGCCCTTGAAGGTGAAGATCTGCCATGGGTTCGCTTTTGGGATCATGGTTTTAAGGGACCAACTGGTCGTTGGTACATTGAAAATTCTCTTACCAGTATTGGTCAACCTGACCCGGTAAGCGAGATTAACAGCGTACTTTGGAACAGCGGCAATGAAAAAGACAAAGAGATTGCTCGCGAGCGCAAGCGTCGTTTGCATTATGTCTCTAATATTCTAGTGCTTAGTGACCCAGCAAATCCAGACAACGAAGGTAAAGTTTTCTTGTACAAATATGGCAAGAAAATCTTTGACAAGATTATGGATATTATGCAACCACAGTTTCAAGATGAGACTCCAATCAACCCATTTGATTTTTGGGCCGGTGCAAACTTCAAGTTGAAAATTCGCAACTTTGAAGGCTATCGTAACTATGATAAGTCTGAATTTGAAGGAGCTTCTGAACTTTTCAGCGGAGACGAAGCTAAGCTTGAGAAGATTTACAATTCGTTGTATTCATTAAAGGACTTTATTGATCCTGCAAACTATAAGTCGTATGCAGACCTTAAACGTAAACTTGTTGAAGTACTTGGAGCAGAGGCACTTGCCGGTTCTTCTACTGAACCAGAAAGCGTGAATGTCGCTGCTGCTGCAGTTGGAAAAACAGTTGAAGCAGCACCAAGCTATTTATCTGCAGACAGCCCAACCATCTCATCGAATGATGACGATGATGATGATGACTCACTCAGTTATTTTGCCAAACTTGCTCAGAGTTAATACTGCAAAAATAGTTAATTATAAATGGGATAGGGGAAACTCTATCCCATTTTTTATGCTCTCATAAGATTCAAATTACTTCCAGTCATAATTGGATCATAGATTGCCTGCGTATTATTTACGCGACTTGTAGTATTGTTTGTAGTATTACCGCCATAATTATTTACAATTATCGGAGTCATAGCAACATGTGTACTTGCCTGATTTAGCATATCACCTGTATTATTCTGAGAACTCGCAAATCTATCGGATATACCAGAATTAATGCTTGGCTGAGATAGGCTTGCGGTCTCTTCTATTTTACCTTTCCATTTCCATCCGGAATTTTTATAATCTTCCCAACTTGAATAACCTGCGCTATCTGCCTTTTCCTCATTGCTCATCTTATCAAATTTTAATGAGCTCTTAGTAGATCCATTTTTACCTTCCGACTGCACTGACGCAGTTCCTTCAGTACTAGTCCCACCAGTTATAATTTGTATAACTGCTTTTCCTTCTATTTCTTCTGCCAAATCTTCTAATTGATCAAATGGGAAATTAGCTAAAACTTTTATTTCTGCTTCTAAACCATTTAGCTTTGCTATTCCATCTGCGAGTGTATCAATTGCTGCTGATGCAACGCGCAATGGATTTGATATTTCTGCGAATCGCTCAAATTGTTCTATTGGGCTGTCAGACCCCAGTCTTAAAAGTTTTCCTACTAAATTACCTAGACCATCAACTACATTTGCTGCAGCAAATGCGGCAATTGATCCACTTAATGCTGCTATTGCCCCCGCAGTAGAATATAAGTTTCCAGAATCAATTCTTTTGCTGACATCAGAAAATGTATTAAGAAATTCTAATAAATTATCACCGCCTAAGCTTACGGCAGAACTTAATGCATACACTCCAGCACTAAATGGTAATAGTCCCAATCCGGCTAAAAGAAAACCCGGGGCGGCTAGTGCAAGTGCTGCTCCAGATGCTGCAAGTCCTAATAATCCTGGAACTAATTCTAATAGTGTTTTTGGATCTACTTTAGCTATTTCATTGAGAGCGTATGCGAATGGAATAAGTGATGCGCCGAGAAGCGCAATTACACCAGCACCAAGCGCTACAGCTCCAGCAACTTTAGGTATGCCCAAAATGCCGGCAGTTAGCGCTAATCCACCTAAAGCAGCTGCACCTATTCCAACCGCTCTCCAATTGACATCATTAAACATTTTTAATCCATATGCCAGAGGAATAAGTGATGCGCCAAGTATTGCAATAGATGCTGCACCCTTTAGTGAGGACGCCATATTTTTACCTAATAGGCGAGAAACACCGACAAAGGCACCAAGAGTGACTGCGGCCTTTCCTATACTCGACCACTCAATGTCCTGTAATTTTTTAAGACCTATAGACAACGGTATTAAAGATAGAGCAAAGACGCCAAATGCAATTGCACCCTTTAATAAGGCTCCTGTTGTATTTTTTAAAAAGTCTGTAAATATTCTTAATGGCTCCTCAATTTTAGTTGCAAACGATTTTAGAGCATTTCCCACCTTAGCCAATCCAACAGTTGGTATTTTTGTAATTATTTTTATAGTTAAATCTAAAGCTTTTGCACCAGCTAATGTTTTAATCCACTTTATTTCGCCAAATTTTAAAAATGCATTTGAAATATTGGTTAGTGGCTGTGCGAAATTTTTACTTACTTTTGCAAACTTAGTATAGTCTGTACCAATATTTGCAAAAAGTCTATTAAATGTCTTTAAGAATATTCTAAATTTAGTTAGAGTAATCATTGAACGCACCAAACTAAAATTTTGAAATCCTTCTAATGCACGTCCTAAACTGTATATTGGTCCTGTAGCATCTTTAACGTCCTTTGGTTTAATTGATGATAGTTCATCAATTAAAGTGTTAATTCCGCTGACATATGATTTTATTAGTGGACGAGGAAGAAGTCCAAGCATTGCTCCTTTAAAAATTTTAGATAGATCCGGTAATTGAATATTAAAATCTGGAAGATTTTTTGGTATAACGCGGTCTGGTACAATTTCTGGTTCTAGCGGTATAACGCGGTCTGGTACAATTTCTGGTTCTAAAGGCGAAAATTTCTCTTCCAGTGGTGATAACGCGTTATCACCACGAAGGACATCAATAATTTTCTTTAGTGTACCAGAAGTTTTCATTTAATTATTTTTTACGGCGTTGCTCTTCTTCTTTTAAATAGTTAATTAAAAGCGAAACATATACTTCCCTCTCCCATGGCATCATGCATTCTAATTCTGACAAGCTATATTTGTGATGTTGCATCAATGCAAAGTTTGTTTTATAATAGTTTGTTAATGATTCATGCGAGAGGACTAATCGAAAAAAGACTGAACGCCCGATAAGGTTAATGAATTTTTACATTTACAACTTGAGCACGTAAATGCAATATCTTTTTCAAGTTTAGGGGTGCTTTCAATAAATTTTTGTATTTTGTTGAGCTGTTCCCGGTTTAATGAATTGATAAATGTAACCAATTCATCTTTATTTGAATTTTCTGTAGGATATATTTTTGATTCATCGAATATTGCTTCAATTGAAGCAATAATTAATTCAGTGAGTATATCAGAATCGCTTTTATCGGGCGAAGTTACACTTATAATATCTTTAGTTTTAATATATCTCATATTAACGCCAATGTCTTTTGTGAGCATAATAGTTTTTTCAACCTTTTCAGGCATTAACACGGTTATCTCATCTATATTTACCGTCACATTGGTTTTATGGTCACAATCATTACATTTAATTGAAAGAGTAGTATTTTCTCCTACACTCTTAGCGCGTAATTTTAAGAAGATATATTCGAGATCAAATGTGGTTAATTCATCTGGATTAATCTTTTGAAATGTACACGCAGAAATTACTTCTTTCATTGCAGAGATCATCTGAGAATTTTCTCCAGACTCCTGAGCAATTAACAAGATTTTTTCCTCTTTTACAAGGAAAGGACGAATTTCTACAATTTTACCAGTTGATGGTATTGTAATATTATATTTTGGTGATTCGAGTATTGGTAATGGCATAATTTATATGTGGTTCGTTATTTCATATTTATCATACGTTAAAGTGACACTAAAACGTGATATTTCATCTTCATTCATGTTGCTTAAATTGATATTTTGTATTGTAATAGGATAGGCATCTCGTAGTTTATGACTGTATATTTTTTTATCATTTTCATCTAATTGATTTATAGTCACGTCACGAGAGAAATCTGAACGATAGTTTAGTGTGTAATTATCGTTTGTGGTGGTTATAACAGATGCTATCCATTCATCAAAAAATTTGCGAGCATAATAGTCACTTGTAAGAGCAAATGTTAACTCTACGTCCTCATACATTGTGCCTGTTGGATATTTTGATGAATGCCGTACTGATGAATAGTCTGTGGTTAAGATTTGGGTGCCGGGCAAAGAGACGCTTTCGCACATAATATTAATCCCATCTGCGCTCATGGTATTTGAATTTCGTGCGCGTGGTATTTCAACACTAAATTTGTTTGATCGAGCAAACCCCATTTTAGCTGATACTTCTGATACAAATTCTGTAATTGTCATGACTTATACAAGATTTTTTGTTTTTGACCAAATCGTTGCTGATGTTTCTCCAATAAAGGTATCGGTCGGTAAAAATAGTGCAATTTCCCATTCTTTTGGAAGCACTTCAACTGTTTTTGAAACAATATGTTTAAATAGATAGTGTTTAAAGCACGGAGCATATGCTCTCATTTTAGCTGTACTACTTAGCATACTGTATGATAACCGCAGACGAGTTGACTCATCATATTTTTGATTTGTCATATAGTCCATAAGACGATCAAAAAATACCGCTCGCGTTCTAGGAGGCAAGTAGTGTAAATTTAACCCGTAAAAGCCGCCCTTTGCCGGACCGATCATGAGTATGAGAGGAAACCGGTCGTAATATGGAAGAGTTTCTTTGCCCTTAGGGTCATATAAAAACATAAACATACGACCAATTAACGGTTTGCTTCTTACTATTAATGAGTCGTCATTTAATATTTTTGAAGGTGTTATTCTCGTTATACTTTTTATTTTTCTTATAAACCAATCTTTTGATTGAACAGTGCGTGGCAAAAGCCCTGCCCGTTCTATATCAGACTGTATTTTAGAAAAAAGGGATGGCATATATCTATTTATATGTTATCCCTAAGTTAATAGACGTATGCCAAGCCCCTTGATAGTATCTTCTGTCCATACTTCAAATGTCCATCCGCGATCTGCGCAATATTCTGATGCAGCCTCCCATTTTGATTGGTTTTTGACGTATGTGAGTACTTCTGTAATGTATGCCTTTGTTTTTTTAGTTCGTATTTTTGGCTCAATAGTCTGCTTTTTGGGCTTTATTTCAATTAGATAGGTTTGTCCATTTTTAAATTGTATTTTTAAGTCAACAAAATAGCGATGAACCTTATTGTCGGTTTTGCATCGATACGGGATTACGACCTCTTCACTGTTCCAAGCTAATACATCAGAATTTTCATCCAAAAATTTAAATACCTGTCGCTCCCATAGACTTCTATAATATATTTTACTATGGTCTCCCGAGTATTTTCCTTTGTTTTTTGCAATATATTTGCCGCTGTATGCCATAAATATTACTTATAAATAGATATATGGCACTGTCGAAGGATACAAACTACAAAAATCTATATTTTCCTGACGATTTACAGTCTGGGAAAATGCCTCTTATGCAGATGATATGCAATACTCCTAGAAATAACCTTAATGATTCATTTTTTGTATGGTTGCCAGTTCCTTTAAATTTACAGTTTGCTGATGCTGCAACATACAATGATGCCGAATTAAATGCTGCTGGCATGATAGGTGGAGCGTTATCTGCAGCTGCAACCGGTGGAATAGCCGGTGCATCTAATTATTTGGGTAACTTAAAGGGAAGCATACCAAATTCGCTTTCTGAACTTGGTCAGTTGGCTTCATCAATGGCACCATTAAATGATAGTGTTAAAAGCGCAATTAGCATTGGTTTGGGCACCACTTTAAATAAAAATATTACTAGTGAATTTACTGGAATGGCGACTCGCCGCTTTCAATTTGCATTTAAGTTTATGGCAAAAAGCAAAAGCGAGTCGGAAATGATTAGAAACATATCTCGCGCCTTTAGAATAGGTCTCTATGCAGAAGGTAATACGTTGCAATTAAAATATCCTCCAACATGGTCTATAAACTTTTTAGACGGTAACGGGTCGGTTCTAGAATATATACCAAAAATATATGAATGTTATCTAGAAACCTTAAATGTCTCATATAATCAATCTGCAAATGTTTGGTTTTCAGACGGTGCGCCGCTCGAGTGCGATTTGAGTTTGTCATTTATTGAAACACGCGCGCTTACAGCAGAAGATATACGTTCGCTTGATGACGCGCCCTTTAATAAATTGGCTTCGCAAGTAAACTTTAATAATTTTGACGCATCGTCAATTCCTTCGGGTCGTGATAATCTAAATGCCGGTCCTGGGGCAGATTTTAGCGTGGGACGAGTATAATAAAAATAATTTCATCATACTATGTATTTTACAAAATTTCCAAAAATCCAATATAACGTTTTAGGCAATATTTTTACATTTACTGACATCACTCGAATGGTAAAAATTGATAAGTCAAGAAGTGTATTGGATACGATTGTTGAGTATACATACTATACTATACAGGACGGCGCCCGCCCAGATATTGTATCTCAAGAACTCTATGGTAAAGTAGATTATTATTGGACATTTTTTGCTATTAACGAACAGTTAAAAGGCAACTTATATTATGATTGGCCACTATCATATCAAAAATTTGAAAATATGATAGCAAACGAGTATGACTATTGTAGCGCAATAACGTTTAAACCAATACATAATATTATAGAAGAGTTTAATAATACTACATACAGACCAAATTCTAGAAATATTTTTGAAAATGCGGTATTAGATGAAAAATATTTACCATATTTGCAAATTGTTGCCAAAGATACAAATATCACTTTTATTGATAGACGTGACGTAGTGTCACAAGATGACATGAATCTTTATGCTAAAATTTTAAAATATGATGCCAGAATGTGTCAACTTGTGGTGTATGATATTAGAAATCCAGGTGATAATGACCGTTTGGTAGAAGATCGTTCTTTATTTACACATCAAACTAGATTTTATCTTCGATTTGTAAATCCATATCCTGAAGACACACTTGAATACTATAACATATATGACATCGAAACCGAGTGGCTATATAAATCATATGTCTTATATAGGGAAGATTGCTTAGTTGTTGATGATCTTATTAAGAGCGGAGAAGTAACATTTGCAGAACAAATTGCTGGAGAAATTGAAGAGGTGTTAGAATTTAGAAATGATGTACAAAATATTAGAGAATATTTTAGAGAAGAAA